AGAGTATATAGGCTGACTAGATAGGAACAGATTATGGTGTATATGACTAACTAGACATAGGAAACAAATATAAAAAAAAAGTAGTAGCCGACAATTAAGCCGACTACTACTAAGTATGATACTAAGACATATAGTCTTGAACAGTACCTTTGAACCTACCATTCATAAAGGCTTTACATTCCTGTAAAGTAGGCACTTCATCGAACCTATCAGATATCGCGTTAGTACCTATCTCTTCCATAAAAGCATTAGACATTGTGCCTGCTTTTGTAGGTTTGAAAGCCTTACGAGTAAGAACTTTGGGATATGCTTTGAACAATTCTTGCAATTGAATAACTGCCTCGTATTGTTTAAGTATCCCTAAGTTCTTGAATTTTCCCTGAGTGTCTTGAGTTGCTATCATATAGCGTGTCTTACCCTCGCTTTCGGGGGAAAATTCAAAAGAGGAAGAACCTCTTAACTTAACTAAGAGATAACCCTTAGGTAAATATTTCTTAGAAGATGGATATACTTGACATATATTTTCTTCCTCTTTTGTGTAGAACCTATGAATAGGTTTATTTGTAGCCATAATTAATCACTTATCCTTTCATATCGATATATATAGCTAATGACCAACATACTACGATAAGTCAAGTTAAACCGCCTTATAGAAGTACTTTCTTTACTGGATGCTTATGCGTACATATTAGTGCGTGTAGTACTTCTTAAGGAATTTAACTTTACTATTGTAGTAAAAGGTTCTTTGTGCTTTGTACAAAGGTTCTTGTTGGGGGTCATTAACTATATATATAACCCACAGTAGAAAGATGATAATAAAATAAGGAAAAGCAAAACACACTATAAAAGTAGCGGTGGTGGGTGGGTTGTGGCTACGTAAGTAATGAGTGTGTTTTGTGTATGACTATATTTTATATTAGCTTTCGGTTAGCTAGTACGAATTATGTATGGTGTTTAACAAAGGGTATCGTTTCCAAGGAAAGGTAGGACAAATTAAGTAACTATATAGTATTGTCGTGTAAGTATTACATATAAGTTAGTAGATAGTACCCTATCGTACTTGCACTGTGCGTAATAGTACGCCTGTGTGTTAGAGGGGGGATTTAACCTAGCCTCCCCTATATATCATTACGTAAGTAGAAAAAAGATTGCTGGTAATTGTGTGAGGAAGGAAAGTGGTGTAGGTTTGTTTACAGGCATTGTGAACAATCAAGAAGGTATAGATTGATAATCTACACCACCGTTCCTATTGTCCTATATTACCACACTATTGCTAGTAAAGAGAAAGAAAAAAAGAACTTTTTTTAATAGTACGCTTGAAGTGTGTAGTGCGTACAGCGAACCCTGTGTCACTCCCTCCCAACCAAGTGTTTAAGTTTAGTGAACATTATGTTTGCTTTTCCTTAAAAATTAAATATGTGAAGTAATAGCCTTTAACGCTAGTTACCACCGTGTAGCTAATCGGCTTTATCCTTCCAAGTATGTTCTTTGAAACCATTCCTTATGAGCTACTGATTTCAAATGCCTATGTATAAAACTATACTACTATTATAATTTTAAGCAAGTTAAAGGAGGATAGATGTTTGATTTTAAAGAGCAACTAGCAATAGGAGAAAAAGGAGAAAGATTAGTTAAGTTATTTTATGAACGACAGACTGATGACGGCTCCACTAAGTTTATAGTAAGAAAGACACGAATAGAGGAACAACTAAAGGGTGCTGACCTATTCATAATCAATAATGAACTAGGTATGAAGTATGTAGAAGTTAAAACTGACACACAAACTAAAGATACAGGTAATGTAGCTCTAGAGATACAGATAGTACAGGATGACGGCACAATGCAAACAGGTTGTCAATTCAAGACCTTTACTGACTATATGTTTTACTGGGCTTACCCAACTAATCAACTTTATTACTGGAACCCTGAACAACTAATACCCTTTATTGTTGACTGGTTAAGGGAAGATAAATACAGGATTATAGAGGCTGAAAATAAAAATTTTTTTTCACGCAACTTAATTGTGCCTGTGGATGACCTGCTCGCGACTGGCGTAGTACGCACTATAAATTTGAGTTTTCATATTTTGCAAGAGGTAGAAGAGGGTAAGGAGGCAAACCCTGCCTCTACCTCATAATATAGTATAATAAACAGATGGCTAAATACACAACTTGTAAAAGTTGTAGAAGACCTTTAGAAGTAGTACAATTTATAAAAAAATGTACTAATCTTGGTTGTATAGAATATAACAAACCGATTGGAGCTAAAGTTGTACGGAAAAAAATCCAAAAAAGCCAAGAAGAAGAATAATGGCAAAAGCAAAAAAAAATATATTTGAAAATCCTAATTTGCTCAAATCTTGGGCTATGGATGTAGTGGAGAATTGTGGTAGTGTTATTACTAACACACCACCACATATGGAAAACTTAGATAAGTTAATTACTGAGTTTGTTTCAGATTATAATAAACAAATGGAAAATAATGCCATATTACCTTAAATCAGGAAAGTTGTATAAAGGACCATATCACAAGATGAAAGATGGTAGTATACATACTGGTAAAACCCATAGCAAAACAAGTAAAAAATTATTTAGGAAAAAACCAAAATGAGCGTAACTTATAGAGGAGAAACTTTTTCAGGTTACAATAAACCTAAGAAAACACCTAAAGCTAGCAAATCACACGCTGTGTTAGCTAAGAAAGGTGACAAAGTAAAATTAGTTAGATTTGGACAACAAGGCGTTACAGGCGATGGTAAGAAAAATACTGCTAGAAGAAGGAGTTTTCACGCAAGACATAATTGTGCTGCAAAGAAAGATAAATTCTCAGCAGGTTACTGGGCTTGTAAAGTTAAGTGGTAGCTAAAAATATAATTTGTATTTCTCCTGAATGTGAAGAAAAACTTCCTTCTAATAAAAGAAAATATTGTTCTGACACTTGTATGTGGCGTGAACAAAAAAGAAAAGCTCGTTATAAAGAACAAGGCAGAAATTACGAACCTGTAATTAAAGAAGCTAACAAAGGTAAAGTAACTCAAGTTAGACGAGGTGCTCTTTATGATAAATTTGTAAATCAAGGATATGCTTTAGATTTAATTCAAGGCAGATTAACTAGACAAGAAATTGCAGATGAACTAGGTTGTACTGCAGCACACATATCAAGACTACTCGGTGCATTTCAGGAAGATTACGAAAAAGATAAACAAGCTGAGAATTGGGAAGTATCTGATGATGCTAAACAATCATTAGAAGATTTTCAAAATTTTAGAGATAGATACTTTTTAACAGAACAAGGTATTCCTTTTGAAACAGCAAATTTTCATCATAGATGGATAAAATCTATTAACAAAGCTTTACTTAATGGTGGTCAGCAAATGATACTAAGTCCACCACGACACGGTAAAACTGAGTTGTTAATACATTTTGTTATATGGCTTATTTGTAGAAATCCTAACATAAGAATTATGTGGGTAGGTGGTAATGAAGATATTGCTATGAACTCTGTAATGTCTGTTATGGATACCTTAGAACAAAACGAAAAATTAAAAGAAGATTTTTGTGGACCTGGTGGTACATTTAAACCTGCAACTAGAGCAGGAAAGATGTGGTCTAGGAATGGATTTACAGTATCTACTAGAACAGTATCTGGTATTAAATCTCCAACAATGATTGGTATTGGTCGTGGTGGTAAGATACTTTCTCGTGACTGCGACTTAATTATTGCAGACGACATTGAGGACCATAGCTCTACTATGCAACCTTCATCAAGAGAAAATACAAAGAACTGGTGGACTACAACTCTTGGTTCTAGAAAAGAGGAACATACTGCTATGGTGCTTATAGGTTCTAGACAACACCCTGAAGATTTATATTCAGCAATATTAGAAAACGAAGCTTGGGAAACTATAGTTGAAGAAGCTCACGATAGTATGTGTAACATAGCTGAGTTTGAAGAAGATAAACATATTGATTGTATGTTATGGAAAGGCAAGCGTAGTTTCAAATGGTTAATGAACAGAAAGAAAGACGCTATGACTACTGGTGGTCTAAAGAATTTTGAAATGGTATATCTTAATAAAGCATTTAACGATAGCTTAAGATTATTTAATCCTGAACAAATACAAGAATGTTATGACCCAAATATGAAATTAGGTTATGTTCCACCTGGTTCTTATTTAGTAGCAGGACTTGACCCAGCAGCTACAGGTTATCAAGCAGGTTTCTTATGGGCTGTAGAAACAAAGAATGGTCAAGTTAAATTAACAATGGTTGATTTAGAAAATCATCACGGTGGTGGATTAGAAGAAGCATTTAATCTTATAAAGTTATGGCACGAAAAATATAATTGCTATCACTGGGTAATAGAAGAAAATGGATTTCAAAAAGCTATTAGACAAGATAAACATACAAAAGAATATTGCAATGTACAAGGTATCAAATTAGAAGGACACGAAACACATAAAAATAAATGGGATGAAAGATTTGGTGTTACAGCACTTGCACCTATGTTTAGTGATAAAATGATTACATTACCATTTGCAGATGCAACTGCACAAAGTAAGACAATCGCTTACACTAAACAGCTTACTTATTTTGCAAGTAAAAATTCTGCAAGAGGTAAACATAAATCAGATATAGTTATGGCAAGTTGGTTCCCAATGAAAGTTGTTAGAACCTTGACAAAGTTAACTTATAGTGATATGGAATTAGATTACAATCCTAGTTTTAGCGGTTATAATAGTACTGATTGGAACGAGGTACCTTGGAGTTAAATGAAACCTGAACACATAATAGACAGAGCAACACAACTTAAACAAATGCACGATGATGCTTTGCCTGACAGAGCAAGATTTAGGGCAATACTTAATGGTGGCGAAGATGGTATTCGTGAATTACTAGGTCCTAATATGGACAGAATGGATGCAAGTATGATACCTGCACCAAACCTTATTTTGTCTGCATTAGATAGACTTGCACAAAAATTAGGAAAGATGCCTACTTTAGATGTACACGTTACTAATGGTAGAGACAGTGCAAGAAATAAAGTTAAAAAAGAAAAGTTAGAAAGAATTGTTACTTCTTATGACAGATTACAAGAATTAGATTCACAGTTACCACAAGTTGCTAGATGGCTACCAGGATATGGTTTTGCTGTTTGGGTTATTACAACTAAAAAAGATATGGCAGGAAATATATATCCAACTGCTGAACTTAGAAACCCATACGATTGTTTTCCTGGTTATTTTGGAAATGGTCAAGACCCTAAAGAGTTAGCAATTATACAAAGAGTACCTGTTAGTAACTTAATAGAAATGTACCCTGAGTTAAAATCTTGGTTTAAAACTAGAGAAGAAAACAAAGCGTCTAACAATTACAACGTATATAACTTTAATAATGATGGTAGTTGGGAAAACTCAGATGAAAGTGGTGATGTATTACTTGAGTATATGAATGAAGAAGGTACATACATTATGCACGTTGCTTCAAGAAGAATTGTAGATTTTGTACCTAATCCACTTAAATCAGGTCCTTCATTTGTAGTAGCTAAAAGATATAGCTTTGATAGATTACAAGGTCAGTTTGACCAAGTAATTGGTCTTATGGCACAAATGGCAAAAATAAATATTTTGTCGTCTATTGCTATGGAAGATGCAGTATTTACAGAAACAAATGTTGTAGGTGAAATTGAAAGCGGACAATATAGAAAAGGTAGAAATGCTATAAACTATTTGTCTCCTGGTTCACAAGTTGTAAAACCTGTAACTAATTTACCTTATCAATTATTTGAAAGCGTAGGTAGATTAGAAAGACAATTAAGAGTTGTAGCAGGATACCCTGTACAAGATGATGCTATATCACCAAATTCTTTTGTAACTGGTAGAGGTTTGGAAGAACTTACTGCTGGTGTAGGTCAAATGGTTACTGAGTATCACACAATATTATCTAAAGCATTACAAGAAGTAGATGCTAAAAGATTAGAGCTAGACGAACATTTGTTAGGCAAAAAAAGAAAACCATTATCAGGTACATACAAAGGTGCTGCATTTGCAGAGTTTTACACACCTAAAAATGATATTGATAAAAACTATATAACAAGACGTAAGTATGGTGCTATGGCTTCTTTTGATGCACCTAATAAAATAATTACAGGATTACAGTTATTACAAGCTGGAATTATAGATAGAGAAACTATGCAACAAGAGATGGATGGTTTAGAAAATCTTACACAAATTAATGAAAGAATTACTAAACAGAAATCAGAAGATATTATGGACCAAATGTTAATACAGGCTTCTCAACAGGGCGATAGGTCTGCAATGATGGCTATAGTAGAAATTTATAATAATCCAAAAAATAAAGGTCAAATACTAGAAAAGTATTTTACAGCACAAGGTGAACAACCATCTCCTGAAGAACAAGCATTGTTACAACAATCTTTACAACAACAACAAGCAGGACCACCTAATTTACAAGCAATGTTAGGAGGAGTATAATGCCAGAAGATTTTGCAGAATTTGCAAGAATAATAGCTAGAAATTTCCCACAAGAAATTATGGCAGAAGAAACACAAGATAATTTTATACACATACAAGATATGGATTTTCAAGAAATGAAAGAATCAGGTAAACCTGAAACTTTTACAGTTGCTTGGATACCTGGACTTGGAAAAATAGACATAGTATTTACACCAGATTTTTAATATGAGTAGAGCAAGAACTAATAAAGCAGATTACAAAGCAGAAGACTATAAAGGTCAAGCTAAAGAATTAGAAACTTTACAGGACTCTGCACCTATGGAAGTAGCAGAAGAATTACCTGTTGTACAAGCTACACCAGCACCTGTACAAAATTTAGGTCAGTTTGTTCAAGATGCAACTAGACCTGAAGAAGACCCTATGATGAGTCCATTAGCAGGTATAGAAGATAGTAGTAGTAGATTTGGTGCTGCTCCTGATGCAGATATGATTTTGCAAGCTATGTATAAAGTTTTACCTAGCAAGGAGATTGCAGCCTTACTAAAGAATTTATAAAATGGCTGAAATAAGATGGTGGTGGCAATCACCTATACAGGATGAGATAGAAGAAACACAACAAAATGCTCGTATAGAGCAAGCTAAAGTTGTTGAGGGTATGATTAATTCTGCTCCACAAACAGCTAATAATCTAAAAGAATTAGTTAACGAACATTTTTATTTGCCTAAAGATGTATTAGTTGGTGCATCATTAATGAATTTAACTGCTGATTCACCAGAGATAGCAACAATAGTTGAACGTTGGTTAGATGTAGAAAAGACTTGGTGGGATAGAGTTAAGTCAGTTGGCAGAGGAACAATAAGAACAGCTTTTACTGCATTTGATTCTTTACAAGATGAAATAGTTAAAAAGCCAGTGTTGGCATATCAAAAATATCTAAATCAAAAAAAATATAGAGACAGCCAAGGTATCTTAGGTGCTTCATTGCAATTATTAATTAGCGATGATGCAAGAAAAGAATTAGGTGCTGTTAGAGATAAGCTAGGTCCTTCTGTAGGTAGGTTAGCTTTAAGTAACTTATCAGAAGGTAAAAAAGTAAATTTAGGTGAAGGATACTTTCCTAACTCTACACTAGCTGAAGATACAGATGTTTATAAAGAACTAGTAGGTAGAGGTATAGATGAAGGCTCTGCTAAAAACATAATACAAACTTATTATGGACAAGATATTACAAATGCAGAAAGAGAAAGAGATGAAAGTCTTACTATTCAAACTAGATTTGGTACAACTAAATTAACACCTGCAGCTCCTTTGACTGCGTCTATATTAGAGCCAGGAACTAAAGGTTACAATATAATGTCAGGTTTAATTGATGGTGCTTTTACTTTAGTAGCTGACCCATCAATATTAATTGGAAGTTACTTAAACAAAGCAGGTAAAGCAGTAAGGTCTTTGTCACAAGCAGATGTTATGAAGAGTGCAGGAATTATAGATAAAGCTGTAAGAAAAACTATACACGTACCTTCTGCTACAGAGTATCTCACAGCTACTAAAGGTGGAACAAGAATAGTAGACCAGTTAGTAGAAGCTAATGATTTTGATACTGTAGGTAGATTGCTTAAAAATCAAGGTGATGCTGCATTACATAAAGGATTAAAAAATGCAAAATCAAGAGAAGAAGTAACAAACTTACTTATTCCTGCTATAGAAGAACAAGTAAAGTTCAAAAGATTAGACCCTAACTCATTACTAATGCGTGGTTCTGTATCAAGTACATTAGGCGGTTTTGTCGCTGGTGATTTTGGTAGAGCAACAGGTTTAGTAGGTGCTGTTAAAAAAACACAAGCAGATTCTGCTTTAGGTAGATTGTTTGCTGAATTTCCAGTACCAAAATTAAATGTTAAAGATTTAAATCAATCATTCTTTGATTTAAAACAATGGATGAAATGGGCAAAAGTAGATGATGACATAGCTAATCCTGCATTAAATAAATTAGCAGACTTAGCTGAGAATCAAATATTAAATCCTGATGATGCACAAGCATTACAGAATATGGGAGATGTTCTTGATATTTGGAATGATGTATTAAATCATATAGGTCAAAAGTTTGAAGCTATACAGTTACCACCTCAATTAATGAAGGGTATTAAAAGATGGATGGCTTCTGTAGATGAAACACATAGATACTTTGTTAATGAGTTAGGTGAACTTGAATGGTTCCCTGGTTCTAAATTTGAAGATATACCTAAATTAATGAAACAAGATTTTTCAGAGTTTCTTACTGATGACGACACTGTAACAGTTATTGAAAAAGTACTAGCAAGATTTAAAGGTAGTTCAGAAGTAGTGTCTAAAGATGTAGAAGAAATAGTTGCACAAGTTAAAGCAATATCTAACGACCAAACTGCAGTAGAAACTAGGTTACTTATTGATGAATTATGGTCAGGTTACTATTCAGGTTCTGAAAGAACAGCAACAAATATCGCTGAAGAAATAGGAATAGCTACTAAAGGTAGAGTGTCTAAAGGTATGACTGTACCTGATGCTACTATTGCAAATTTAGATAATTTAAAAGACATTGGTGATAAATACGAATACATAGCACCAATATCAAAAATAGCAGATGGTTCTATATCAGCTGTACCAGATACATTTGTTAGTTCTAAGATAATTAAAAAAGGTCAATACAAGTATGGTAATGCTGTAGTTAATGTATCTAGAATACGTAATATACCTATGGATATATTTACTAATCCTGATAAAGGTGTTTTGTTAGAAAGTGTTCTAACAAAAACAGGATTAACAAGAAAGCAATTATACGATGTTGTTAAAACTGAAAAAGGACCAAACTTTAGATTAATTGAATTAGAAGTACAAAAAGGTTCTAGATACGATAACTTAGCTCCAAGAATGAAAGAGTTAGGTTTAGATGACTTTAAAGATGCTGATGAATATAAAGCACAAGTAGAGTATTCAAAGATAAGAGATGAAGCATTACAAGGTAGTAAAGATGAAATTAATGCTTTACCTAGAAAAGAACGTTCTGCAGTACAAAATAAAATACAACAGATAGATGATGCTAAAAAAGTTATAAACTCTATAGACAATGCTATAGAAAATATTAATGCAGATATAGCACGTATAGAAGCTGAATATGCATACAACCCAACAAATGCTGAATGGTATAGAAAAAATTATATGGGTGTAACAGAAGTTGAAGCAGACCCTGAAGAAATAATTATTGGTTTAAATAAATTAAAAGAAGATGCATTAAATCAAATAGATAAAGAAATACAAACAAATATAAGATACAGAACTAGAGACTTTAGAAGTAGAAAACGTGGTGGTTCCTTTGAAAAAGTAACACAACAAGATGAACTTGGTGAAACAATAAAGGTAGCATCAGGACCACCTATTAAAACTATTAAAGAAAATTTAATTAATGACAGAAAACTTATAGCTCAAAGAATTGCTAAGTTAGATAAAGAAATAAGTGAAACATTACCATCTTATAAAAAAGCAAATGAAATATTAGAAAGCAAAGAAGTATATGACCCTGACTATTGGAGTAAAGATTGGGGTGCAGTAAATCCTAAAGATGAATTAGGTAATATTGTTAAATCTAACATAGAACAAACAGATGGAACTTTAATATTTACTACTGGTGTATCTAGTAAAAATTTAAATAGTATTAAAAACTATTTAGATACAGGCACTTTAGAAACAGTAAGTGGTAAATTAAAAACTGGTATATACCAAGGTAACAAACCACACGTAGTAATTGATTTATCTAAAACTACATCTAAAGAACAAATAAAAGAAATACAACAATTTTTATATAGAAACAAAGTAAGAAAATTAAACATTGTAGGAAGTTCTGAACTAGATAATGTACAAGCTGCTTTAATGAAAAATGTTATGGAAGATATGATGTATTTCCAAACTAAAAATCAAAGAGTAACTTTAGGTAAATTAAATACTGTATTAGAAGATAATCTTTCTCAATTACGTAAGATTGCAGCAGAAGATGATGATACTGCTGATGTACTCAATGCAGTATACGAAGAGTTTTTACAAACAAACTCAGGTAGAAAATCAGAAAAAGCATATAGACCAAGAGCTACAGCACATCTGTTATCAGAGTATTGGGATGAAGGATACATACCTATGCCTGATGCAAGATTATTTTTAAGAGTATTTAGACCTATGAGAGATTTACATTTAAGACTTACAGGTAGAGGTAGAAATATTTCAGACGAAGCATACGATAGATTATTAGCAAAACCTATAACAACATTAGCTGAGTTAGAAGTTAAAGGTGCTGACAGAACTATGTACGAAAGTGTAAGAAGACTTGTAGGTAAAACTAGAACAAATATAAAACTTAATACTGATGGCACAGATGTAGGAAAAATAACAGAAGGTATGCTTACTACAATTGGTGATGGATATATGCAGTTACTTTGGAAACCATCTATTCTATTACGTCCAGCTTGGGTAACAAGAGTCGTAGGAGAAGAGCAAATTAGAATGTGGGCAGAAGGACTAGACAATGTATTTGCACACCCACTATCAGCATTTGCTTGGATATTTGGTAGAACACCACAAAGAAATAGACAATTATTTTTAAGTACTAGAGAAAAAGGTAGACATTGGCTTACAGAAAATTGGGGTAGAGGCAACACAGATATATTAGATGAAACAATGGAGAACAGTTTCTTTCACGCTGAAGCTATGTCTAATACACACAATGGCGTTATGTTTGGTATTGACCCTAAGCGAAGTCGTGGTTTTGTTACTAAAAAAGCAGGAGACCCTGGATTTTATGGTGGTTGGACATCAGAGTTGTTGCAATTAGCTGAAGACCCAATAGCTCCTCTTATAGCAAAAATTAATGTAGACCCTGTAAAAAATCCAGTTAAATTTAAAGAATCAATAGATGCTATTAAACAATCTTTTTGGGATGGAGATTTAAGTAGATGGCGTAAAGCATATGTTGGTAACTCTGATGAAACAAGTAGATTTTTAAAAAACCTTATTAGTAAAAATAGAAATTATGCTGATTCTTATATAGATTCTATAGTTGCAAGACTACATTTAAAAACAGGTGGTAAGTATGAGGCATATGAAATATTTCCTAATGGAACTAAAAAACTTATAGATACTTCTAATCCTGCAGTTAAAGAAATTAAAAATCCTATAGAGTACAAAATTTTAAATACTGGAGACAGAGAATTAATTGAACATATTGCTACAGGTGCTCAAGAACAAGGTAGCAGAGTTGTAAGTATATTTAGTAAAAAAGCTGACGACTATGTTGAAAGAAACTTTACACGCAATATGACACGTAGTGAATTTAATTCATATAGCACTTGGTTAAAGAATTTTAAAACTGATGTTATAGATAAAGATAATTTTAAAGTAAAAGCATCTAGATATGATATGGATGGTGACAGACTAAGTCAATACAACAAAGTTTTAGAAACATTATTTAGTACTTTAATGGGTGCATCTACTAATGAACTATCTAGGTCTACAGCATTTAGACAGTATTATTGGAGATTTATTGAAAGTGCATATGCGAATATGGATGATGCTGCTAGAGCATATATTATGCCAAGAGCTAAACAAGCAATGGGTAAATACAGAAAAGGCTCTAGAGCAGATAAGTATATTAAAAATTTAGAAGGTATGGGTTTTGCAGACGTATCTAAACAAATAGGAATAGACGATATAGAACAAATAGATACACTAGCTAAAGCATACGCATTAGAAGAAACTAAATCATTACTTTATGATTTAAATAAAAGACACGCTATATCTGATATGTTACGTCTAGCTTTTCCATTCGCAGAAGTTTATCTAGAGATTGCAGGTACTTGGACTAGATTACTTAAAGGTCAAAAGACATTATTTGGTAGAAAGATACAACGTGCAGTAGAAGGTGCTAGAGACCCTAGTATTTTTGGTGAAGGTGATGATGAAGGTTTCTTTACTACTGACCCACAAACAGGTGAAGAAATGTATAATGCACCTGGATTTGGTTTAAATAATAAATTAGATAGACAATTAAAAAATCTCAATCCTGAAGATTCAATAACAAATCCTGTAACAGGTGCAAAAGATATTACAGCACCTAATGTTAATGCACGTATAGAAGGTTACGCTAGTGGTTTAAATATGGTTGCAGGTTCAGTTGTACCTGGTTTAGGACCCCTTATACAATTACCTGCATCAGCAGTACTGCCTTCTACTAAAGGTATTGACCAAGCATTGTTTCCTTATGGAAGACCACAGTATTCACCTGCAGACCCAACTTATTATGTAGATGCTGCATTACCTACTTGGATGAATAGGTTACGTGCTTTAGGTGGTAGTTCTAGTCCTGAGCTACAAAGAGCTTATGCTAATAGAGTAAAAGATATACAAAGAGCTATGTTTGTATCAGGAATATACGATGATAGTACACCTGAAGCAGAACAAAAAAGTTTAGAACAAGCAAGAAAGTTAGCTAACTCTATGCTTAAGTATCAAGCATTTATTGCTTTCGTAGCTCCTTCTCCTGCTGTAGTTAATTATGAATATGAAGTAGGACCTGAAGGTGTAGCATATTTAGACCCATTTAAAGCTAAAGCTAATGACCCACAGCATAAGTATTTTGCTGATACTTTATTTTCAGATGCTTATTATCAGATGCTAGCTGGTAGAGGTGGAGACAGAGTTACTGCTACTGCAGATTTTATTAGAACATTTGGTTTTGACCCTACTGCTTTGTTAGTATCTAAATCTAAAAAAATACAAGCTACTAGTTACACAGTAGAAGGTGGATATTTTTATAAACAAAATAAAGAGATAATGGATAGATATCCAGATATATCTTATTATTTATTTCCTGATAGTCCTTTAGGAGAATTTGATTATCAGGCTTGGGCTGATTCTTTTACAGAAGGCAAGAGAGTTGATTTAACAGATACACAATTTAAACAATCTGTAAGACAAGCTCAAGGTTCTTTAGCTTACGAAAATGCTAGAAGATTATTGTTAGATACTAATGTTTATGCATCTATACCAATTGACAAAAAGTTTGAACAATTATATTTGACTAAATTAGATTTACAAAATAAATTTGTTGGTTATGGTACTACATCTACAGTACAAAAACCTATGCAAACAGAAGCTAAAATACAACAATTTGTAGCTATGATTAATAATGAAGCAGGTAAAACTGTACAGATGCCTGATGGTTCTACTGTAAAGATAGAAGACTTGCCTTCAGTACAAGGTGCTATGCAGTATTTAGCAGCAAGACAAAGCATACTTAATGGTATACAATCAGAGTTTGGTGCTAATGCATCATTACAAAGGTCTGAAGCAAAACAAGCTAGACAGTATTTGAGTACTATATCAAAACAACTTATGATGCAGTACCCTGACTTCTACTATATATGGTATGATTTATTTAGATTAGAGATAGAAGAAGAAAATCTCGGAGGAGTATTTAGTGGCTGAAGATAATGAGTTAAGTCCTGAACAACAAGAATTATTAGAAGATATACTTAATAATAGAACAAAGATTCCTTATGATTCATACAGAAAAAGTATTCTTGATATTATTCGTGATGTTAAATTTAACAGAAAAAATATTGACCAAGATAAATTAGCAGAGTTTTGGAAAGTATTTGGTTGGGTACCAAATGTAGTATGGAAAGAAATAGTAGCTGATGGTGTATCAGCTATAGCTAGAAACATAGATGATGTAGGTATGTCACCTGAAGGTGTAGATTTACCTGAACCGCAAGATGATTTAGGTATGAGTTACCAACAATATATCAATATGATTTCATATAGTTTAGGTAGAAATTGGGATAGGTTAGAACCTGAAATACAAGATGGATTTAATATGTTGTATGAAATTACACCTCCATCAGATTTAAGAAAAATTGCCAACGCAGCATCAGAACACCACGATGCAATGATTAATGCTGTATTGGAAGGTAGAGACCCTAGTGATATACAAGTAACTATAGAAGATGCAAACATAGAAATATTAAGTAATTATTCAGAACAAGCAGACCTTGCTAGAAAAGCATACCTATCAAAAGATTTAAGAGATGATTTGTATAAAGAATTTGCATTACAAACTTATGACAGAGAAAATGCTGAAACACTTTTAGCTAAATTGCAAAGTGGAGAAATAGATAAAGAAACTTATTTAAGAGAAATAGACAGAATATTAAAAGTAAATAATATTGACCCTGAAGTATTTATAAAAACATTACAAGGTCAATTAATTGATGCTGGTAGCACTTCAGGTGTTACAGCAGGATTAGCTGAAATAAATGAAAACATTACAGATAATTATTTAAAAAGCCAAGCATTAGGTTTAACTGGAACAGATTACTACGGTATTACTACATCACTAATACAAGAGGTATATGGTGATGGAGAAGAACCATTGTATGAATATGGATTAGGTAGACAATTATTTGCTAATGCTAGTCCTGATGAAATAATGGAAATACAGTTGCTATTAGTTGAAGCAGGATTTTTACAACCTTTTAGTTTTGTTTATGGAGTGCTAGATGATAATGATGGTGGAACAATACAGGCTATTGAATCTGCAATGTCTAGATTCAATTTAAATGGTGAAACTATAACGCAAGAAGATTTATATTCTATCTTGTTGACACCAGGTGCAACTGCACAAAATTTAACAGTATTTGTTAAAGAGTTCTTTAAAGATACTTTAGAAGATTATAGTTATGGTAGAGATAAATTTGAAGCATCAGAAGCATCAGGTTTAAACTATCAGTCTTTATTTAAATATATTAAACCAAGTCCTTTATCTGTAAAAACTACAATAGGTAATGCTATAGAAGAAGGACTAGGTAGACCTGCATCTGATTATGAATTAGCAGCTTATGCAGATTATATAAGTAAACTTTCTTATGATATACAAAAATCTAATTATGATATTAATCAAAGCAATACAGAAGCACTTATTGCTGCTGAAAGAGATAGAGCTATGTTAGCTAGAACTGGTTCTGACTACCCACAAGAAGTAGAATTACAGGGTACAATACCATCAGAACAAATAGGTGCAGCTATAGGTTTTGAGTTTGACGAATTTGTTAAGGATAAATATGGTCCAATGTTGGAAGGTCAAAGAGCTACAGGTCTTTATAATAATACTTTTAGTAATCTTCTTACCAACCTCGGTAACATCGGCAGATACATTAAAGGTAGGTAATATGCACTCTACCTATCACAAAGAATACAGTGCAAGAGATTTGTATTATATATTAATAGGTGCAACTCATTATTTAGAAAGTGCTGGTATGAAACTAGATAGTAATGAAGTAAATAAGAATCCTAAAGAATTAGAAGATATGATATCAATGATTGCTATTGCTTTTGCTGAACATAGAGATGGACCTAATACAACTAGTGGTTATGCTAAAAATGTACAAGGTGCTAAGAATGATAATGGCACTTATGACCACGGATTGTGGCAGATTAACTTAAACGATAATATTTACACATACCTTACTTCTAAACAAGCCTCTAATGGAGTGAACTCTAACATACCAATGTTTAAAGGAAAAAGTAAATCTGAATTAAAAGATATGATGTATGACCCTTTTTCTAATGCAGTGGCTGCTATAGCAATAGCACAATTAAAAGCAGGTCCTGTAAAAACTCAAGGAATTAATAACTGGAGTACTGTAAATATGATTGATACATCTAAAGCATTTTATATAGAAGCTAGTAAAGATTTAGATACACACTTAGCAGTATTAGATTTTGAAAAAGATATGTATGATAGATTGATACAGGAAAGTTTTAACTATGATTTTACAGGTATTTCGCCACCTGTAAATCCTGATACTATTGATGTAGAAAAATTAAATCAAGATGTAGAAGTAATTATGGGAAGAAGTGATTATTCAAATTTAAATATGGTAGATAAGTTTGTAGCTAAAAATATATTAGAACCTGTAAGTGAAGCATATTTAAAAACTAAACCTTACTTTGAAAAAGCTTTTAAAAATATAAAAGATACATTTACAGAAAATCCATTTGATAGACAACAGCAATTTAATAGGGATGTATATGACAGATAAAGAAATAATTGAGATACAACTTATGCTTGCTAAAGCCAGGAAGGTAGCTAGGAAAGCTCGTAATGGCAGAAGATAGTGTATTAGGTAATCTTGAAAAAAGACTAGCAGAGTTAAAAGAAGAATCTAAAAAAATACTTGAATATGAATCATATGATAGAGAACTATCTAATGAACAAGAAGCACGCTTAACACAAATTAATGTTGAAATAAACAAAATAGAAAATGATTTACGTGTATTACAACCTAAGTTATATCAGATAGCTTATGAAAAAGAATGGAAAGAACTTGACGAGAAATTAGAAAAAGCTAAAAAAGATTTAATACGTGTAGACAGTATAGATACAACTGGATTTACTCCAGGACAACTTGCTGCACACGATGATGAAAAAAGACAAGCTTTAAAATTAGTAAATGAAATAACAGACAATATGATTATTTTAGAAGAAAGTATGGCAGGTATGCCTGATTACAATGAAAACCCTAGTTTTTATACTGGTGAACCAAACAAACCTGAGCTTGGATTAATAACTAATACTGAATTAGAAATTGAAGTAGGAAAGTTTGAAGCTATGCTAATGAACAAATACGATAAGTTTATAGCTAATAAAGCATCTGATACAGAACCATTTAAACATATACCTGATTCACAACAACCTTTTGAAATAACTTTAATTAACGAAAAATTTATATATGTAGATTTATTAACAATAAAACCTGAGATGCAAGGACAAGGTGGAGCAAGGAGAATAATGGAGGACCTTCTTGACTTTGCAAAGGAAAGAGATTTACACGTTGTTGCAATACCAGTAAACAATATGGTACAAAAATCTATGGAAAAATATGGTGGTAGGAAAATGCCAGGCAACTATTTTTATTTTGGTGAAAATATGGACCAAGCAATGGAAGATGCTAAGGAAGCATTTAAACCACAATACGATTCTTTGCGTAGAGATTTTGAAAACTTTGTCCAAGAAATAACTACAGCAAGTAATGATGAGTGGATACTAATGCAACAATTAATGAATTCTTCAGGAGATGACGCAACATTACAATTTATGA